GTTAGGGTTTTGTTGGTGAGTGTCTGGGCACCTGTCAGGGTCGCCACGCCGGTTACTACCCCGGTCATGCCGTTGACGGACGCTACCGGCCCGCCTGCGATGCTGGCGATACTGGCGGCGGCGGCGATTGCGCTGGCGTTGGCTTCGCCCGCTTTGGTGGTGGCGATACCTGCTTGCGTAGTCGCTGTGGTGGCGTTTGTGGCGGCGTTGGCAAGTCCCGCGTCAATTGCTGCCTGGGCTACCGCAGCCGCAGCGACGGCGCTGGCCTCTTTAGCGTTGACATTCGCCTCCAGCGCATTGGCTTCGGTGACGAACGTGGGTAGCGCGGTGAGCAGTGTGTCTGCCCGTGTGCTGAAATTGGCGGGGTCTGCGCGGCTGGGCGCTGCCCCTAGTGGTGTCATAGCCATTACGTTAATCCCTCAATAGATAGCGAACACATGCTCAAGGTTGAGTAGGCAATCTCAAGCGAGAAGTCTTTGTAAAACCCATAGGTGGTGAGCAGCGAGTAGGTGTCCAAGTTGCTGGTGATCCACACCGCTGGGGTGCTTCGCAGGCCAGCCAAGAGCTTTTGAACTTTGTTCAATGCGGCGTTGTCCAGATACAGCTTGCAGTCCACGCGCTTGCTGAATTTGCGCTTGACGATGGTGGTGCGCCCAAAGGTGTCGGTACTCTTGATCGAGTAGTCCGTGATGCCGGTGGTGACACCGTATTGCGCGTCGCCAAGGTTGTAAATAGTGCCCACAGCGCACACGCCAGCGCCCACAGTGCCTGTGCCGCTAATGGTGACGGTTATCTCTCCATTGGCGTAGGGCGGGATGTTGGGCACTACCCATTCGGTGAGTTGGGTGTTTGGCTCGAAAAAATACATATACCAATCAAGCAGGATGGCACCGTCCAGATTTTTGGACGCGGTGAACACCACAGTGCCGCCGCTAGCGTCTTTCACGCTCACACTGGCCGTGGTGCCCTGCAACTCAAGCATCGCCAAGCTGTTGATCGTGCCCGGTTTGAACACCGTGACAAGGCTGGTGGCGTTGGTTGTGACGCTGCCCACTTCCCCATCAAACATCTTCCAGCGGTTCGTCGCGCCCACCTCAAGCCACTTGGGTGTAGCGCCAGTGGTGTTGAGGTTGGGCGCGCCGGTAGCATCCACGCTGGTGTGCGCCACCAAGCATTGATAGACTTTGTGCAAGCCCGTGGTCATGATGCGTTTGTCGCCAACCGCAAATGTGCCAAAGGCCCACACCGCAAAGTCAGTTTCAGGCGCACTGCTGCTGACAAGCATGGCCTCGGTGATAGCTACAGGGCTTATGACTTTCATGGTCATGTTGCAGTCGTTGTGGCGGGCAGGCCGTCAACGTCCCATTTCTGCTGCACCCGTGCAGTCTTGTTTGTGTTGATGGTGATTTGCTCCAGCGCGGCTTGCATGTTTCTGAACGCGGCAACCATTTCGGCATTGCTTGGGCCGCTGTTGGCACCGGGGTTTGCCATCGGGTTGTACGCCTTGGGCACAATCATTTCACCCTCATGGATGTTGGCAACCATGTCACGCGGCACGTAGTTGGTGCCTACAGCAAATGATGGGCGGTAGCTTTGTGCCTCTGCGCTGTTTTTGATGTTGTCGATGATCTGCGCCAGCGTGTTGGAGCCATCCGTGACGTGGCTCAGTTGCCACGCAAGCCCAGCGGCCTCTGCGCTGCGCCCCAGGTATGTTTGGTATGCCGCGTCAATCGCTTTGGTGTTGGCGAACGTAGTGGCTTCAACACTGTTTTTAATGTTTTCCACAATCTGCGCTGTGCTGAATGTGCCGTTTGCAATGTTGCTCAACTGCCAATCCATACCGGCTTGCTCTGCGGGCCTGCCAAGGTAGGTTTGGTATGCCGTGTCAACAGCAGTGCGCTGTGCTGACACCTGACCGGGTTTGTTGGTGGTCAGGCTTTGCAGCGCCCTCTCGGAGATAAGCGCGTTTATGGATTCGCCCAGTTCTTTCATTGCGTCAGCAACAGTGATAACGCTGGTGTTTATACCGTTGGCCGCGTCGATCTGTAGCCGCGCGTTGCTTACCAGCGCGTCTAGGCTAGCTACTTGCGCTTCCAGCAGACGCTTGCTGGCTTCCTCTGCCCGTGTTTGGGTGCCGGTGAGGTCGTTTAACTCTGAAATGTCATTGGCCGTACGGTAGAAGTCGGCGGCGTATTCCTCAAAGCTGGCGAACAATGCCTCGCTTGGCTTGGACACGGTAGCTAGGGCGTTGGTCAGTTGGCCGTCCACGGGCAGTGCGCCGCCTGCACGGGCTTGTGCCAGTGCTGCGCTGATCTGGGCCTGTGCGTCTGCGCGGTAGGCCGAGTCTGACCCGGCAATGCGCATACCGTCCAGCGTGTTTTTGAGACTATCAGCAAGGTTTTTCAGCTTGCCAACGCTGGTTGTTATCGCGTCGATCTGCGACACCAGTACTGTCTTTTGTGCATCTACCGATTTAGTGAGCGCATCCAGTGCGTTGTCGGCTGCGCTGGTGGCTGAGTCCAATATTTCCTTTGTCAATCCCGACGCTACAGGAGTGACGGAGGCAAACGCAGAGGCAAGGGATATGAGGGTGTTGTAAAGCGCCCTGCCAGCCTCGGTGCTAACGTCTGCGGCTTCTGTCAGTACCCGGTATTGCAAACGGCTCCAGCTACCAACGTCAACGGTGAAGCCAACCTTTGCAAGTGCACCATTGATCTTTTTGATAACCTGTTCACGCTGCTCGTCTGCGCTGTAGAAGTTGGTATAAAACGCATTCAGGTTTTGCCCGAATTTCTCCATGCCCCCAGCCGCGTCCACCAGTGCTTTGTAGACGGAATAGGTCTGATCCTTAAGGGTCTCAAACGGCAAGCCTGAAATTGTCGTGTTGAGTTGCTGGTACGCCTGCGCGGTTTCCAATGCGCTGGCTATTTGCTCTTGGCTTATCGCATTGAAGTCAATGCCGTCAAATACACCGGCCAATTGTTTTGGCAGGGTTGACCCAGCAAGCGCGGAGAGCACTGCGCGGTCTGCGGCAAGCTGCACCGCTGCCTTGTCGCTACTTAGGATTTCACGCGAGGAGTAGTTGCGACCGTTGACATTGCTGTCGATGACGATTTTGTCCTCACCGGGTTGCTCACCGCTGTTGGTGTTGACGTTGTAGTTGGCTTGTGACAGCGACACCCCAAGTTTCTTGGCGGAGGCCACATAGGATGCTTGCAGGGCTGCGGCAATGTTTGTGGTTGCGTCTGTCAGGTAGTTGGTAGTGCGCAAGTCAATCAACGAGCCGTCAGCACCATAGGTTGCGCTGCTGTCACCCGTGTTTTTGAGCTTTGATCCACCACTGTTGCCGAACAATCCTGCTAGCAGGGCAATGCCGCCAATGGCAAGACCAACGGGGCCGAGTGCTGCCACGACTGACGAAGCCCCGCCCGCAAGGGCTTGGCCTGCTCCCGCTGCGAAACTTGAGAACCCGGTGGCACTCTCCATCATCAGAGCGCCAGCCGATGCGACCTCGGCACCAAAGCCGCCAGCCGCTAACTCTAAGCCGCTGGAGAATGCACCGGCAAATGCCGAAGTAGCCCCGCTGGTTGCGAAATTGAGGATGCTCGACACGGGGTTGGCGCTACCAAGCAGGGATGGTGCTGCGTTAGCCGATCCCGCCATCCCAAGCGCACCCGTAAGCCCCTGCGAAACAGGGTTGACGATGGCACTGATAACCGGGCGTAGCACCATCGTCTTGAACATATTGACCACGGTGTCGCGCAGGTTTTCGGCGAAGCCTTTGCCGCTCTCAAACCCGCGCATCAGTGCGTCGGTGATGCTGTCGTTGATTTTCTCAGCGGCTTTTTTCCAATCATCAGCGGCTTCTTTGGCAGACTTTGCGCTGGCTTCGCGCACGGCTTTTGACCCTATGGCGGTTGCAAGTAGCTTGCGCTGCTCTATTTCGCGCTGGATAGCCTCTGCCGCCGTGTTGTCGCCATAGCTCAGTTGAACTGCTTTGGCTTCACGTAGGCGGGCAATCTCGACCTGCTCTATGGCTTGCGCCAATGTAATGTTTTGCTCCGCAGCTATCCCAAGGGCTTTTTCTTCGTCCTGCAATTTCAAAACCTGCGCAGCTACCGCGTCGGCTGATTTGTTCAATCCATCAATGTATTTTTGATTATTTTTTATATCGTCGACAAGGCTCTTTTGATATGCGTCATTCGCCTTAGTAACCGCGTCACCCATTTGGATAGCAATCTCACGACCAATCTTCATGCGCTCTGATTGCTCTTTAAGCGCCTCCGAATGCGCTTTGATCGCGTCTTTGTTTTTCGTGAGGGCTTCTGTAGACGCAACTATGGGGGCTGCTGTCAGTGTGCTACCAAGACTGCGCGGGTCTGGTGCTGTGCCGCGCCCTGCACCCGCTTTGCTGGTCAAGATGCCGGCATTTAATAGGTTGTATTGAAATTTATCCAACTCTGCGCGGGCGCGTTCAGCGTCCTCTTTAACCGCGTCACTGATTGCTCTGAATCCTTTAAAATCCAGCTTGGCAAGCGCTGCAAGCTTTGGAATTACTGCGCCAAACGCACGTCCTATTGTCTGGACTACAAACTCAAAATCGGAGTAAAGAATAGTGGCAGCTTCGATCACGGTACGCAGTGCGCCGCCGATAAAGCTGCCAAAGCCAGAGCCTGATTTTTGAGCATCCACAAACGCCTGTGCGAGCAGATTCAGTGTTGGCAGTAGCTCATTGGCGATGGCAATCTTTGCGCCTTCCACTCCGGTTTGCAGGCGTGTTAAGTTGTCGTTAAATACTTCCGAGTTTTTAGCAAGTTCTGAGCCAAAAACAATGCCAAGTTTGCTGGCCTCGTCTGCCATCTCAGACAGGCCAGAAGTGCCTGAATTTAGGAGCGGGATAAGGTCAGCTCCTTGCTTGCCGAATAACTCCATTGCAAGCGCTGCTTTTTCTGGCCCGTCACTGAAGTTAGCGAACTTCCCAGCCACTTCTTTTAGTACCTGATCGGCACCTTTAAGCGATCCATCCAAGCTTTTGACGCTCACGCCAATGGCGGCAAACGCTGCGGCTTGATCCTTACCACCTCCAGCCGCTGCCGCCATGTTTTGGGATAGCTTGCGCAGGCCGTTTCCAAGCGCCTCTGTGCTTACATCGCTCAGGGACGCTGCGTAATTAAGTTCACGCAATGCTTCCACTGCGACACCGCTTTTCTGCGATAACTTGGAAAAGTTATCAGCAGCATCGATAACACCTTTGATGCTGGCCGCTGAAAATGCAGCGGCCAAGGCGGTGCCAATCATGGCAATCGGGTTGTATGCCCGAAGCGCAGAAGCACCAACGTTATCAAAACCACCTGTCAAAGCATCCTGTGCTGACTTCGCTTGATTTGCCTTAAGTTTTGCAGCGTCTAGTTGGTCAAGGTAAGGTTTCAAAACAGCAGGGTCAACCCCGCGCATACGGGCCAATGACTCCTGATATGCGCGGGTAGACTTGTCGCCAGCCTCAGTAGCGGCTATTTGCCGCTGCAAGCTGCCTACCATTGACTTTGTGGCCTGCTCTACCTTCTGCGCAGACTGCCCCGCACCATCACCAATACCACCCAGCGATTTGCCAGCGCCACGCGCACTATCCCCCAAGTCGCGCACTGACCGCTTGGCTTTTTCAGTGCCGGAAATAACGCCATCGACGTTCATCCCGACATTGATTTGGGTGTCAAAATCTGCCATGTGGTTAGTCTTTTTTGTTCATTGCGTTTAGGGCTTCCGCTTCGATGGTGCGAATGTCATCAAAGAGCCATTCATATTCCTGCTCGGACAGCTTCATGCGATCCATACGGGAAAACAAGGGGACGTAATTCAGGCCGGTTACACCACATGGCCCGACAAGCCACTGTGTTGATAAGGTGTTGAACAGGTTAACGGCCCCCATGTTCTCGGGCCATATTTCAAACTCTTTTGCGGCTTGTATCGCAGCCATGCCAGCCAGAAACGGGTTTATCTCCGCTTCTGTTTTGCTATACATGGCGGCAATTGCGCCTTTCAGTTTCCCAGCTTGCCTTCGGTGCACGCCGCGCTGAACGCATTGGTAATAGCTGCGGCTGCGGCTGGCACTTGGTCATGCAGCGTTGCCAAATTCTTAGAGGTAATATCGTCTTCCAAGTCCCACGCATCTATGATTTGCGTCAGGTGCGCGACAGTCTTTTCACCACCTTTTGCAAACAGCACCTCAAAGTCGATTTTTTCATCTTGTGCCGGTTTTGCTTCGCCTGACTCATTGAATAGCGTGTTCAAAAACGCAGCGAACTGACTGCGTGTCTTGTACTTGAACGTAACAACAATCTGATCTTCCACGCCATCGGGAAGTGTGAACTTCACGGGGAACGGTTTGAATGTTTTTGGGGTAGACCCCAATTTCAGCTTTGCCATGATTTTCTTTCGTTGTAATGCAAAAAGGCCCGGTATCTGGAGCGACCAGCGGGCATGAAAACAGCCCCCTTGCGAGGGCTTGGGGGTTTGCTTAGTAGGAAATGGCGCGGCCAATGACAGTCATCGCAGCGTCAACGGTGTTGACCTGATTACTGTTCAACTTTGGCATTTCAGACACAGACAGATTGCGGCTGATGCCTTGGAGCGTGATGTAGGCTGCTTGGGCTGGGTCGTGCGCCAACGACATAGTTACCGACACAGCGTTAAAACCAGTTGGTATTTTTAGCGAGTTGCGCTTTGCCAGAAGCTGCACATCAGTGAAACGTGCATCACCACCGGAACCGCTGATGGTCAACACTTGAGGGATGACTGTCCAGCCGCTAATTTTCTGCGCGGAACCAGTACCAGAGCCAGCGGGAAAGAACGCAACGTTGCTGGTGTCAACACCGCTTAGGCTGAAAGTGTCAGCAGACAAAACGGTGATCTTCACAACCGTATCAGTCAAGTCCTCCCACCCTGTAGTCAACAGGATTTCATCGCCGGTTGTGTAGCCGTGGGCAACACTGGTGGCGACTGCGGGATTGGCGTTGGTCATAACCGTGATGGTTTTCGCTGCGGCGAAGGTTTGGGAAAACTGCTGTGAGCTTCCCTCTGCAAAATATAAACTCATAATGAGCCTTTCAAATGGACGAATTGCCCGTAAAGGGGCGTAAAAAAACCCGCCGAACTTGCGTTGAGCGGGTTGCTGTG